TAACCAAGTCTAAATTAAAACAGCTTATTATGGAAGGCATATTTGACCCTGAGTCTTCGGATTCGGAGGTTGGTGAAAGATTATTAGATGCGTTGGATAAGTTATTAAAAGGTATAAACAATTTAGACACCAGTATGGACTATTTATCGGCAACAATGTCTGGCGAAGATCCGCTAACTATACAATATGGACAAACGGCATTGGGACGAATGAGAAGGCCTCCTCCCCGATCAGCCGCCCCCACCCCACCAGTCCCACTTAAAGAATCTGAAGAAGCCTTTAGTTGGGAAAACCATATTCAAGAAGCAATAACAAATCTTTGTGACAACGGCTATAAAGCCGAAGAAATTAGAGAAATGGTAGAAAGCGCTTTTAATATTGAGCTTAAAGAGGTATCTTCTGAGAAGCAGCGTAAGTGGGCCTGCGCTCAAATGGGTGACGACTTTAAGGGAGAAAGAAAGCTTACTAAAAAACAAGCTAAAGAAATGTGTAAATCAAAAGTTGAAAAATAGGAGTAACGAATGATGAGTATGATTAAGGGTAAAGTTGACAAGGTGCTTGAAAAAGCAATCTCGCGAAAGCTTTTAGTATGGATCACGGCAACAGGGTTAATGCTTACGGCAAATCTTGAGTCCGCTGACTGGGTTATTATTTCCGGTCTATATCTTGGTGGTCAAGGTGTTATCGATGCTATAGCAAAACTTAAAGGTGCCTAATGAATGTAGTAACAATACTACAGTTTGCTAAGAAAAACTGGAAAGAGATTTTAATCGTAATTTGCCTATTATTAGTAATAGGCAAAATGCGTTATGACTACAACCAACTTGAAAGCGCATATGTAACAACACAAGAAAGCTTACAAAATCAAATCGCTGGGCTCCAAGAGATTCACAAGAAGGAGTTGGCAAAGCGAGAGCAGGCATTGCAAGAGTACGAACAGCAATTGAACGATATTGAAGAGCGGTATGAGATGAATCAGGAAGAACTGGTCACATTAAAGGCACAAAAGAAAAAAAAGTATATAAAGAAGTTTTCTGAAGAACCAGAAGTAATTGTTACAGAAATAGAGGCATTGTTTGGGTTTGAATATGTTGAGTAGAGTTCTAGCATTGTTATTGATTTCTTCAACAGCATTAGCTGATGATGGAAAGTTTGCTGTGTTGGAAGAGGCCCAGCCGGCACCTTTTGATGGCGTGCTGTTTGATAAAGCGGCAGTTGCAGATATTATGACAGAGAAAACAACTTGGCAATCACAATGCGACATAGAAGTAGAATATCAATTGGATGTCGCCGGCACCGAATTTGAACTGGAAAGAAAGAATTTTAATATTCGATATGAAGCCTTGGACGAAGAATATAAATTAATTGTTGAACAAAAGGACGCCGAGATTGTTAAACTACAAGAGACGATCAAAAAACAATCCCCACCCAATAAATGGTGGTGGTTTGGCGTTGGAGGCGCGTCAGGCGCTATTGTAACGGTTATTATAGCAAAACAACTTACCAATTAGGAGGAATAATGACATTTGCTGCACCAATTAAACATGAAACACCACAGACAGTATTAGAGAAACAACTAGAAATGGGGGGGCGCCTGCTGCTCACAATTCCTTTTGGGGTTCCTATAGATGAGATGCAAGGCTTTGTATCGATTATGGGCTCGAAAGAAATTCACGAGCCCGTCATGACGATTTGCGTTGGCAAGCCCGCCGGCGGTAGTATCATCTCCACCATTGTATTTGATAGTACAGAAAGATTCACAGATTTTGTTGACAAGATACACATGGACCGCATGATGTATTTTGAGGCAGACAATTTGGCTCTTGCTTTAGATAATTAAAATGGCCAAAAAAAAAGACCTTAATTATGTTGCTTCTGTTGAACAAGCTATTTCAAAGAAATATGGAGACGAGACGGTCCAGAACCCTAAAGCAAATTGGGACGAGACGAAGGAAAAAGACTACCTTCAGCAAATGAAGGAGTTTTATGAGAAAACTCGAAGGTTTGAGGTGTCTCAAGAAAAAGTAGAGATTAATGGAATAAAGATATCAAAAAAACTACTTAATAGAGATGCTTTACGATCCTGTCCTATTTGTGATTCTTTTGCGAGAAGATCTATGGATGACGTTTGTTTAGTTAAGTTTGATTGTTGTCATAAGTGCTATATACAATATGTTGAGGATAGAGAAGAAAGATGGATAGAAGGATGGAGGCCCAATGAGACTAAACAATAAGTTATTCAAGGAAATGATCCGCGAAACCTTAAGAGAGATGCGCTTGGCGGGTACCCCAGCCGACACCCCGACCGCCACCGAACCCATCAAACAAAAAGAGAAAAAACTAACTCCCGAGGAAGAGGCCGCAGCTAGAAAGGACGCCAGAACGAAACTGGAACCACACATAAAGGCAACAGCAGCCAAGAAGAAGGCCGCAGCAGAGAAGGCCGCAGCAGAGAAGGCCGCAGCCGAGAAGGCAGCAGCCGAGAAGGCAGCAGCCGGCGAAGCTGGTGCAATACCGGAACAACAGCAACAAGCCCAAGCCGACACCCAGCAGCAACAAGCCGCAGCAAAGCCGGCCATGAAAGCCGCGCGCAGCCCGGTGAAACAGGTGGTCACACTTATGGGAAAAAACGCACAAATAAAAAAACTATTTCCAAGAATAAAAGCTGACGAGATAATGAAAGCTCAATTTTTTGCTGTCATGGCAGACCAGTTGGGAGTGCCACCAGACGAATTGTCCCCCTTGGTAGTGAAAATTAAAGCACAACAAAAGGCAATGAAGCCTAAAACACAAACAGCACCAGCCCAGCCTGCACCGGCGTTAGCAAAGGGTCGCGACCGTAAACGTTTGCCAGAACAATAAGGAGAATAACCATATGGCCAAGAAAAAAGATACAGTTTCAGTTTTAGATGTAATACAAGGACTTTCACAAGCAGCCGCTAATGCTTATGATGGTGCTCATAATGAAGATGGAGATCTTCGTGAGATTGGTTTACGTCGAGAAGAAGGTAATGCTTTACTTGACGAAAGAGTTATGGATGGATTTGGTGTTAAGTTTATGGGCCCCATTCTTTGCATTAACTATCAAACACAGGTTAAGTTAAAAGAAATATATGGCGGTAAGTTCGAAAACGAAATGAACCAGACAATGGGCGATATCTCTTCCTTTCTTAAGAAGGAGTACCGCAAGATTACAGGCAAGTCTGTTTCTTTAACCAAGGACGGCGAGATTGATATTCGTGTTGAGAACTCAACTCGTATACGTTCCTGGGCGACTGCCTATCAGATGTATAAAATCGGCGGCATTGATGAGGTTATGCTTGTAGGCGAAGACTCTAAAAATAGATTAGATAAAAGCTGGAAATCGTTCCTGGATCAAGGCGGCTGGAAAGACAAGCGCCCGAAGAACGATACTCGACCTAAAGGAGAAACGAAATGAGTAGACCAAGAAAGAATAAGAAGTTTATCGATCCACGATATTTTATGGACGAGAAGATGGAAGTGATTAAAGAGGTTGAGATCGAGCCACGTAAGTCAAGAGATCTTAAAACTGGGTGGGGCATGACAGGGGCTGCTGCTCTTGGCGCTACTATTGGTTCTATTTTACCTATCGTTGGCACTGCTGGTGGCGCCGTGGTGGGCTTCGGCGCTGGAAAACTTATATCAGATGTAATAAATAGCCGGATTAATCAGGGCATTCTTGATAGACTGGCAAAGGCAAAAGTTAGTGAAGAAACAGTGATGGCAACGGCACAAACGCTTTTTGACGAAGCAAAAGCAGGGTTAGAAGAGGAAGGAGCGCCAGTTCCTGATGATGCTATAGCCATGGGGGTAGGTGAATGGCTCGATAAATCTCTCGACTCCGCACGCCTGTCGCCGGAACAAATGGAAGAAATTAGATTTGATGAAAAGACATTAAGAGATTTATCAGACAATCTGCAACTTGAAGACGTTGTTATTGATGTTTTAAGCAAGAAAAATATGTTAGTAGGGGATACTCTAGGAACCGCAGTCAGCCGGCGCATCAAACAGGTATCACAAGCTGCCGATCCTGCAGGCGCCCTGGCTCGCGCCGGCGGCAGAGCTTTAGCTCAAGAGAAATTAAAAAAATGAAAATATCTAAATCCAGAATAAAAGAAATCATTCAAGAAGAGATCGTAAAAGAGATCGAGTTTAGAACTGGCGTGCCAGAAGAAGATATTCTTACTCACGGAACGGATCTTGACAAATATCCAACCACAAAGGAAGAAGAAATGTCCGAGGCTATTTCCCAGATCCTTGAAGATTTATTGGCTGATGCTGTCGAGGGGCAAGGTGGACCACCTAGAGACATGTGGATGGCAGGCTATGACGATGAGCTTAACGACGAGGCAATGCGCATGCGTGATAGGATTCTAGCAGCAGCAGATGAAGTTATTGAGCAAGAAGAAAAAAGACGATAATAATGAATGAGTTTTCAATTAGACAAAAAACAAAAAGTAAAAGAAATAGTAAAATGTGGCAAGGAGCCGGCCTATTTTCTAAAAACATACGCTCGTATATCTCATCCATTACATGGCCTTATTTTATTTGACACGTATGACTTCCAAGACGATTTGCTTGATAATTTTAACGATTACCGTTTTAATGTTATTCTAAAAGCACGTCAGCTTGGCATATCTACTATTACGGCTGGCTATATTGTATGGATGATGTTATTTCATCGAGATAAGGCCATTCTTGTAATGGCAACAAAGTTTGCGACAGCAGGAAACTTGGTTAAGAAAGTCAAAGGTATCATGAGAAATATCCCTGATTGGTTAAAAATCGCTACTATCTCTGTTGACAATAGAACATCGTTTGAGCTTTCTAATGGTTCTTCGATTAAAGCTGCCTCCACCTCTGGTGATGCTGGCCGCTCAGAAGCATTGTCTTTGTTGGTGTTAGATGAAGCTGCCCACATTGAGAATCTTGAAGAATTGTGGACAGGCTTATATCCTACACTGTCTACTGGTGGACGTTGTATCGCCTTATCAACCCCTAACGGTGTTGGTAATTGGTTTCATAAAACATGTTCAGACGCAGAGACTGGTGCTAATAACTTTAATTTAACAACTCTGATGTGGGATGTGCATCCCGATAGAGATGCAGAGTGGTACAAGAAAGAAACCAAAAACATGTCTAAGCGCCAGATTGCGCAAGAGTTACAATGCAACTTCAATACTTCTGGAGAAACAGTTATTGATCCAGATGATATGGAATGGTTATTAACTCAAGTTAAAGAACCTAAGTACCGCACAGGGTTTGATCGTAACTTTTGGATATGGGAAGAGCATGATCCTACTTGTAATTATCTAATGGTGGTTGATGTAGCACGTGGCGATGCCGCTGATTATTCTACTTTTCATATATTAAAATTAGAAACACTAGAGATTGTTGGAGAATACCAGGGAAAACCAACACCAGATATGTATGCCAATATGTTGAATCAAGTAGGCAGAGAATATGGCGGTTGTATGTTGGTCGTAGAAAATAATAATATTGGTTATACCGTTTTAGATAAATTAATAGAATATCAATATCCTAATCTTTATTATTCAATTAAGTCAACACATGAATATATTGATCAACACCAAGCAGAAGTAAAATCCAGCGCCATTCCAGGTTTCACGACTTCTATGAAAACGCGCCCTCTCATTGTAGCGAAATTAGAGGAGTTTATCAGAAACAAACTAATTAAAATATACTCTTCACGACTAGTAAACGAAATGAAAACTTTTATTTGGAAAAATGGTAAACCACAAGCTATGAAAAGCTATCATGATGATTTGATTATGGCTCTTGCTATAGGTTGTTGGGTCCGCGACACTGCACTTCAGGCAAATGCGCGAGATTTAAATTATCAAAAAGCATTTCTAAATTCTATAATAACTACTAGAACATCTTTTGTGACAAGGATAAGTGGTCAAGAGGGCTACAAAAAAGACAACGTTCTTGATAAAATGAATGACGCAAAACATTTATATGATGAGTATAAATGGATAATAAAGTGAGAAAATAAATGCCACCTTTTAAAGGAAAAAATCCCAATAATCCTCAATCCAACTTATTCAAAGCTTTAACACGGCTTTTTTCTGGCCCGATTATTAACTACCGATCTCAATCAGGTCGCAGAATCAGAAGACAACATTTGGATAAGTTTTCTTCTCGTTTTAAATCTGCTTCAGGACAACAGTTTAAGAAAACATTATATAATCCATTAGATGTTATTGCATCGAATGCTATATCAAATCAACGGAGAACAGAGCGATATGTTGATTTTGATCAAATGGAGTATATGCCAGAGATAGCATCTACTATGGACATATATGCAGACGAAATGACAACATATTCTGATCTTCGTCCAATGCTTAATATTAAATGTCCCAATGAAGAACTAAAAGCAGTTTTAGAGGTGCTTTATAAAAGCGTTTTAAACTTAGACTATAACTTGTTTGGTTGGAGCCGCACCATGTGTAAGTATGGTGATTTCTTTTTATATTTAGATATTGATGAAAAGTACGGTATAAAGTCTGTTATTGCCCTTCCTCCAATGGAACTGGAAAGATTAGAGGGACAAGATTCTACAAACCCTAATTATGTTCAATACCAATGGAATACCGCTGGGATGACCTTTGAGAACTGGCAGGTTTGCCATTTTCGTATTTTAGGCAACGATAAGTATTCTCCCTATGGCACTTCGATCCTAGAGCCTGCTCGTCGCATTTGGCGTCAACTTACGCTTATGGAAGATGCCATGATGGCATATCGTGTTATTCGTTCATCGGAAAGAAGAGTTTTTAAAATTGACGTAGGCTCAATACCTCCGCAAGAGGTTGAACAATATATGCAAAAGATTGTAACACAGTTAAAACGCCATTCTGTTGTAGATCCTTCTACAGGTCGAGTTGATCTTCGTTATAATCCAATGAGTATAGAAGAGGATTATTTTATTCCTGTTCGTGCTGGCTCTGTTACTGACATTCAAAACCTTGCAGGGGGAGCAAACACAACACAGATTGATGATGTTAAATATCTTCGTGATAAATTATTTTCTGCTTTAAAAATTCCTCAATCATATTTGTCCATGGGCGAAGGGGCCGAAGAGGATAAAACCACTTTGGCTCAAAAGGATATTCGTTTCGCGCGAACTATCCAAAGATTACAGAGAGTAATTGTTTCTGAGCTTACTAAGATTGGTATTATCCATCTTTATACTTTAGGGTTCCGAGGTGAAGATTTATTAAGTTTTTCCTTGAGTCTTAATAACCCTTCTAGGATCGCTGAGCTTCAAGAATTAGAACATTGGAAGACAAAGTTCGATACTGCTGCCGGCGCCACTGAAGGCTATTTTTCTCGTCGTTGGGTTTCTGAACACATGTTCGGAATGTCTCATGAAGAGTTTATTCGTAATCAGAGAGAGATGTACTATGATCGTTATCATGATGCAAAATTGCAGCAAGTGGCCGAAGCTGCAGCCGCAGAAGGCGCCGCCGCGCCTGCTGGTGAACTGGGCGGCGACCTAGGCGGCGACCTAGGCGGTGAACTGGGCGGTGAGCTTGGTGGTCCTGAAGAAATGCCTGCTGCCGAGGCAGGCGCCGAAGAGCTTGCTGGAGGCGGAGAAGAATCAGCATTACTCGCAGTTCCGCCAGGTTCGCGCGATGCTCCACGACTCACGCCACATCAAAAAAGAGCACCCCGTGTGCATAATGGACCACATGGCGAAAAGGTATATTCTCCAAAAGCTGCACGTGGCGGCGATGACCGTATTCGTGGCGCGAGAAAACGTTCGTGGGCGTCACAGTATTCAAAAGAAAAGGGAAGTAGTACGATTAGAAATATAATGCCAGGATACGCCGATGGCCTCCAGTCTCTCGGGAAGGCATTTGTCCCTGTAGGAGAGGGTATTTACGAAGAAGACCAGTCTACTTATAGTTTGAGAGAGCAAATAGAAGAAGAACAATTGTTTACAATTGATACATCTGTTCGTAATCTACTTAAAGAACTGGAAAATAAGGATTTAATAACGGAGCAAAACGATGAAGATAAAACACAACAAGAAACGTAATACAGCTTTTGTTTACGAAGCGCTTGTTAAAGAAGCTACTGTTGCGATCTTAAAAAACGACTCAAATAGAAGAGATAAAGCAGTTAAAATAATAAAAAAGCACTTTAAACCTGGAAGCGTATTGAGAAAAGATTTGGATTGTTATCGTTCGTTGGGCGAAAATCAAGACATAGATAGACAAACAGCAGAAAAGATATTGAGAGAAGCCAAGCTTCAGAGGAGGCTTGTGGATCCTGATGGCTTGTTTCAGAAACAAACAAAGCTTATTCACGATATCAACACAGAAGTTTCGCCTTCTGTATTTGGGAATTTTGTACCAAACTATAAGTCATTAGCAACTATTATGCAGATTTTTTCTGATAAAATATCTCCAAAAGATCAGATCATATTGGAAAATGAAATAATTGATCGAATGCTTATGGGGTCGATTGGCTTGGACGAGCAAGATCCGATTACTAATTTGGTGTATAAAACATTTGCTGATAAGTTTAATGAAAAATATGACAATGAACTTTTGAAAGAGCAAAAAGAACTTTTAAAATATTATACCTCTTCGTTTATAGATAACGCATTGGAACTTAAGATATTTTTAAATGATGAAATTTCTAGACTCAAGGAACGATTGGAAAAAGCAAAGCAAATCAAAGAAATAAAAAAGGACCAGGAAATGCTCGACAAGACAACAATGGTCATTAAGCGTCTCGAATCATTAGCAAAAGAAAATATTAACGAAGACGTTCTTTTGATGGTCATGAAAACGCAAAAGCTTGTAAAGGAAATATATAACAATGCCAATAACGATTAAAATTGGTAAACCTACAAACGCTAAAGTTACATTAGAGTTAAATGTACGGAAGAGTCTTAGTGGAGATTTAATGATATTTGATCACGGCGACATTGATATTGTATTATCTTCAGCAAAGAATAAGATTACAACTTTTCCAAAAGAAACGATGTCTGATTTGGTGTATGGCGCCCAGAACAGGCTCTTCACTTATCTTCATAAGAAAGGCCTTGTTATTCCGGAATCTATCCGTGCGGGTTCTTTTTATGGTTCAATAGAAGCTGATATGGAAGCAACATCTTCTGAAGAACTGAGTACTCCTAAAATGACTCTTATTAATATTTCTAGATTTATTGATGAAGAGCGTCCATATTTTGAGGCCACAGAAGCTATTATATCCATGGACGACGAAGAGTTATTACATCCAGATAACACTGATGCCACAGATCTTGGTGAGGTACCTCAAAAAGTTGAACAAGGCTCTATACGAAAGGGATACGTTAGAGATCCATATTCATTGAGCTATTTGTATACGATGTAGGAGCATTTGTTGTGTCTGAAATGAAACTGATAATGGAGAATTGGAGGAATTATCTTGTAGAAGATATGGTAATTAGAAAACCTCTTTTTGAAGATTATGAATACATTACTGGCGTTTTAGGCGTTCCACTACCCCTCAGTGAATCTGGTGATGTTGTCCCATTAACCGAAGAATTAAAACAACAGATCCTTCAAGAACAAATGTTGTTTGAAGCATTTTGGGATGGGGCCGTTAAAAAAGTAAAAACGGTAGCTGGTCAAGTCGCTGGTAAATTTATTGATGCGGTTGAAGGTGTAAAACAATTTGGTAAAGA